AGAAAGACTTTGGTGCCGGAGCCGGGGGGTCTGGACGAAAGAGACCGTCGTCTGTAATTAAACGCGCATCCATCGCTATGGAGCGCATGAAGCAAAGGCAATGCTGATGGTACTGGCCGCTGTATTACCCGCCGCTATTAGTGCGATCGGCGGGATTGTTGCCTCGAAGATGGCCCCTAAGCCGAAGGAGCGCACACCTGCTGAAACGATCGTGTCTACTGTGCAGGGCGCTCGAGAGGCTGGGATACATCCTCTCGCAGCGCTGGGTGCGCAGCCCCAGTACCAGACGGTCGGGCAAGGATCGTCGGTCGGCTCTGCGATCGGTGAGGGAATCTCGGAGGTCGGGCGTGCAATTGGTGCTGCGCCCGCCGAAAAAGGTAACGCCGCGCTCGTTGCGGCGTCGACCGAAGCGCAATTAGCTCAGGCAGAGTTGTTCCGCACGCAGTCTCGGACAATGCTGGCTAACGCTGCTAATGCGGCTATCGGTGGCCCCGCTCTTAAGGGCAGCGGGCCTCCCTCGTGGGACGTTCAATCTGCCCAGAGTTCTGCGCCTATGCAGCTCTTTGGGCAGGACTTTGTGCCTCGCTCTGGTGATCCTCCCGCACAGCGGGCACAGGACTGGTACGGTGAGGCCGGGGAGTTTATTCAGGGACTTTCAAATTTCATGAGGTCCAATCCCGGCTCTCTGCCGACTGATGATCTTGACGGCAAAATTGCTGCGTATCTTCGTTCGTGGTATGTTCGCAACAGGGGCAATGCTGCCCCGGGACCTATGCCATGAAAGGATTTTCGCTATGGCTTATCGCAAGCGTCGGTCGTTTGGCCGTCGTCGTAATATGTCTCGGTCTCGCCCTCGCGGTCGGCGTTCTTTTCGCCGCCGTGGTTCTGCCGGGCGTCGTCGAAGCTCTTCTCGTAGCTACGCGGTGATCGGTCGTCGTATGTAGTAATCAGGGGGCGGATAATCCGTCCCCAAACTTTATGGAGCTTACATGCCTAAACTAGCTCGTCACGTTCACAATCTCTCCCACTATCGCCTTTCCACGTTCGATATGGGTTATCTTGTTCCGGTCGCCTGTATGGAGGTCCTTCGGGGCGACATATTCAATCATCGTTCGCGGGCATTGCTCCGTGTACAGCCTATGCTTAAACCCATCATGCATCCGGTCGACGTTCGCATTCATCATTGGTACGTGCCCAATCGTGTGCTCTGGGATGAGTGGGAAGTATTCATCACCGGTAAGGATCCGGATGCTGTTTTTCCGACAATTGAGTACGAGGACGGTGTAACGAATTACACTCTGCTCGATCATTTGGGGGTCCCCGCTGGGGGTGATCATACACTCAGTGCACTGCCTGTTCGCGCCTACAACATGATCTACAACGAAAATTATCGTGATCAGGACATTATCGCTGAGGCATCTTTGGATAGCCTCACGCTCAGGCGCATTCCCTGGCAAAAGGATTACTTCACGACTGCTCGCGCTGAGCCTCAGATGGGCGAGGCTGGCATACAGATTCCGTTCAGTGTCGCGCAGGTCCCCGTGGGCTTCGATGCGACCGTCGGTGGTTTTACCCCGGCTCATAGCGTCGTTGCTGGCGATGACGATATACTCCTGGGTACGGCGGCGAATGTTGCCGAGTCCGATCCGATGATCGCCGATCTCACTGCCGCGGATGCTGGCATCAACGTTAACGACCTTCGTCAGGCAATGGCGTTTCAGCGCTTTCTCGAGGCGCGCAATAGGTTTGGTTCGCGTCATGAAGATTATCTGCGGTACAATGGCATCCGGCCTTCGGATGCTAGACTACAGAACCCCGAGTATCTCGGGGGAGGTTCTAACACCATTTCTTTCTCAGAGGTGCTCGCAACAGCAGAAGGTACAAATACTGATGTTGGCGATCTTTCCGGACACGGTATCGCGGCTCTCTCAACTCGGCCCTATCGTCGATTTTTCGAAGAAGACGGAATTATACTATCTCTTATGTCTGTCAGGCCTCGGACAATGTATTCTCAAAGCCTTCACAAGATGTGGTTGAGAAGGACGTATCAGGACTATTTTCAGAAGGAGTTTGAGGCTCTCGGTCCTCAGGCCGTGCTCGTTAAAGAGCTTTACGGTCCACACACGAACGTGGTTGATGTTTTGGGTTACAACGGTCGGCACGATGACTACAGGCATCACCCTTCGCTCGTCACCGGCTTGTTTCGTGACGGTCAGTCGGAAGAGGATTGGCACCTTGCAAGGGACTTTACAGCCGCTCCCGCTCTTAACGCGGCCTTTATCGAATGCGCTCCGTCTGATCGCATCTACGCGGATACGGCGACACCGGAGTTATATGTCAACATTAATCACCGGATTAACGCTATCCGCGCTGTTTCTCCGAGGGCTCGTTACTAATGTCATCGAAAGTTATCCGGGTACGGACATACGGTGTGCGTAATTACAAAGGCGGGCAGGTCTGGCCGCTCGAACCTATCGACGGTACGGTGTCCGTTTGGTATCGCGCTACCGAGGACGTGTGCCTTGTTGCACATTTTTCTGATGGTGTGAGCGTTCCTCTCCACGTCGGCAAGTTTCTTGATCAGAACTACCATTTCGAAAGGAACATCTCTAATCTCGAAATCGTTGCTTCGGCTAAGGCATCGTTTGCTATACGAATGCTTCAGGACGGCACTCGGTACCGTGATGTTGCTGATCCCATACCCTACAGGGCTGTTGTGCCTATTGACCGTGCTGCGGATACGATGGAAAATCGTGTTCTCCGCGCGGTCGATGCAGCTCTCGCAGCTCGCGGCTTGCCGGGCACTAAGGCAAAGGGGCACCAGTATGACGAAGATGATGATGAGTTCGGTCCCGGCTACCAGTATGATGAGAGTCTTGACGACGAGATCGATGCTGCTGCCGTTAAGGCTGTTGCCGCTAAGTTTGCTCATAAGTCTGGCGGCGTGCAGCCTTCCGGAAATGACGATTCGAACCAGCCAGCACGGGGTGAGCTGGGAAATTCACAGCCCGACCCTAATTCAGACACAAAGTCGGGAAACAACAACCCTTCGCAGTGACCCTGCGGAAATCCCTCCCAAGTGAGGAGCATCCCCAGCCTCCTCACCAACTGGCGCGGCGAAAGCCGCGCCTTTTTTATGCGGTCTCTGGTAAGCTTTAAAGCTTCGGAGCCGCGTACCCCCGGCGCCCCGCGGCGGCTCCGAAGCTTTAAAGCTTTGGTGAGCGTCCGCCGGAGGCTCTTTCTATCTGTCGGGGTACTGACGAGTTCTGGAGCGAATCCGCCGAGCCTTATCCGCCCCTGACAGGTCTCTGACCACAACCTTAAGGATACCCTTTACACAGCAGCCAATAGCCCTTATCTTGACGGCTATTGGCTTACTGCCTCTGACCACCGGGAGGAAATAAAATCTGCAACGCTCCGATCCAGATCAGACACCAAAAGGTTGTAAATCTTGTTGCATGCGGTCACTGCCAAAAATGTGCGAGGCGACGTACGATGTCTTGGACGTTGAGGCTCCTGTTGGAGCAGACCGCTCATATATCTACGGACTTTATCACGCTTACATACAGCGAGGATCGGGTGCCGGACCGCCTGGACCCCAAGCACTTCGAGCTGTATATCGAACGATTGCGTCGCGACATTCGGGCACCTGTCCGATACTTCTGCTGCGGCGAATACGGTGGCAAGACTATGCGGCCTCATTGGCATGTCCTGCTGTTCGGGCACCGTTATCCGGCGCGTGGTCTCTTCCATGCCGAGAACCATTGGGAGCACGGTCATCTGTTCTCGGAGGAATTCAATCAGACCACTGCCGCATATGTCGCCAGGTACAATCTGAAGACTTGTTCGTTTGAGGATAAGCCGCAGATTCTGCGGATGTCTCGTCGTCCGGGGATCGGCCTCGATCAGCTTCGGTCAATCGCGGCGAAGTTTGCCCGCGCTATCCCGCAGATGGCGTACTACCCTCCTATTCTAAATTTTGCCGGTCGTTCTTGGTGGCTCGACCGGCACGCGTATGATAGTTCGGTGACCGCTTATTTGGAAGCGGGCGGTCATCTTACGTCTGAGCTTCCACCACCGCCCGACATGCTTCCTCACAACGTCGATGCTCGTAGCGTCGATCGTGAGGTCATGTCTTGGGCACGTTCGCAGAAAGGAAAGTTATGAATGGCTCGAAGACGCCGCCGAAGGACGGCTACTTTAGGCGCTTACGTCGCCGCACAATCTCTCACCTCTTCCGGCCGGTACTATCCACCTCCGCTGGACCTGATAAGGGCATTGCCGGCTCTGCCCCGCCGCTTAAGGCGTGCAATGATAATCAGTATAGCGAGGGAGGTGACAAATCGGCCGAGAGCGATGAGAAGAAGTATCGCATCGGCTTTAAAGTACGCGGCTATTGCTGCGCCGGCCAGACCCACGGCTGCTTCGTGCATCGAGCTGACGACGGCACAGAAAGACTTTGGTGCCGGAGCCGGGGGGTCTGGACGAAAGAGACCGTCGTCTGTAATTAAACGCGCATCCATCGCTATGGAGCGCATGAAGCAAAGGCAATGCTGATGGTACTGGCCGCT